TTGGCAGAATGGTGATGCCGCCTGAGTTTCTATCTGAACAGATGGTGACGCTTGGCCATAAGGCTACCAACTCCGACAAATCGGGTCCCCCGAAACTTGGGGGTTGGGGAGATGTGACATTCCTCAAGCGTCGCTTCGTGTACAGCGAGCGATTTGGGCAGTGGATGGCACCCTTGGATAAGGATGTTATTCGTGAAATCCCATGCTGGTTCCATACGGGACAGCATGCTGATTATATCAAGAAGACAAATGTAGATGTCAGTCTTCTGGAGATGGCTCTACATGGAGAAAAAGATTTTGATGAGTGGTACGCATATATCGTTCCCAAGTGTGTTGAAGCATATGGCTACCAGCCGCGGTACACATCTTGGATGGAAGCAATTAGAACGGTATTGGTGTTTGAGAACCCTGCAGTGCTTGCATTGCATGATCTTGCCATCGCACAGATGGCCGACACCTCGAAGGTATCAACCAATCAAAAGGAGCACATGACTGCCAACGATGGTGGGATGGAAGAAGACTGTGAACAGGGTGATGAATCACTGCTTGGCACTACCCGCATGATTGCGGAGGAATGTGTCACTGTGGTGAAACCAAACTATGCTCCAGCTCGTCTACCACTGTCAATGGCGGCCGATGCGACCCAACAGACGATCGTCTATTTCTTGGAGAAAGCCCAGGAGTTGGGAACTGTCTCGTGGACTACAGGTAATTCTGCGCGTGATGTACTACTGAGTTTGACTCCAGTACAGACGTTGCTGACCTCTACGATGATAGCGAACAAGATCGAAGGTGTGTTTGGGTTGCGTGCTGATTTGGTCCTCCGCCTTACTGTGAATGCCCCTACGTTTGATACTGGGGCCCTCATGATGACCATTTATCCCGGATATGATAGTGTGCGACTCACCGCTCTTCAGAGGAGTTTGGTGACGATTTCACAGCTGCCTAACGGTGTGATAAACGTCGGTTCGCAAAGCGAACTGATCATGAGGGTTCCTTTCTACCACAACAACTTGTTCCTACAGTTGAAAGGTAGTCAGAATACGGGGGTGTCGTTCTATAAGATGCAGGCCCATGTTTACTGCTACAGTGCATTGACCGCTCCAACGGGCGATAGCAATGCTAGAGTCACTGTTTTCGGCTCTTTTGAAAATGTCGAATTAATTGGCTCTGCTGGCGGTACAGCGTGGTATGCACAGATGGGCGAGATGAGCAAAGTTAAAGGCAAGGGTG